TTCCGTTAACATCTGAATAAATCAAAATTCGCGCAATACCTCCTGCAATTGAAGTTGTTACATTTAACGTCAAACTTGAACTTGTAAATGAAGATGCTGGATAAAACGGAAAGGCTTGCATTCTAAAACCTATTGCCCCGACATTAAAACCACTATTTGTTGAAGCAATCAAGGCAGATACTTGATTTCCAGTTTGAGGTTTTACAATTACATGAGTGCCTCCGCCACCCCCTCCCACTACTAAATTACCACTTCCAAGAATCGAACTTCCGTTTATGGTTTTAATATTTGTGCCACTAACAATTGTATCTTGCTTTGCATTCAGCGCGGTTTGTGTAGCTGTGCTAATTGGCTTATTTAAATCGCTGGTGTTATCCACATTGCCCAAACCTACATCAGTTTTCGTCAAATCAATGTCACCTGAACCAAGTAAGCTCTGACCCTCTATTGTCTTGATATTTGTACCGCTTACTAAAGAATTTTGCTTTGTCCTTAACGCAGCGTCTAAATCCGTTTGGTTTGATAGCGTACCTGTAATTGTACCCCATAAAGCACCGCCGCCCTTTTTAGATAAGTCACCTAATGCACCCCAAATATCTACTTCAGAGGATGATATAGCTTGATAAGTATCATCGTATCTATAAGCGAGGTTTTTGCTTGCATCAATGTAAATGACATCAACATCCCCCGTTTGAGGAAAGTCCGTTTTTTTGTCATAGACCTGAGTAGTAAATGTAAATTTGCGCGCCATTAACAGATAGTTACCGAGTTAGGAATCAAGACATCGAATGTCATAGTCCACCCTGCGAGGTTGTTCTCGAATCGCTCAACAAAAGGTTCGCAGTTAGGGTTTCCGTCTACTACGACTTGTGAATCCCACATTGTGCCGTGAAGCATTTGTGCGTAAGCTCGGTTTAGGATTTCTAATTGAGTGTTGAGTACGTCTTGCTCGTTCGTGTTTCCCCTGAATGCATCAGTAGTTGCCTCTTTGGATATGTTGACGATGTCCATTGCAATCAGGCTAACATTAAATCTTACCACATTGGTTTCAAACGATGCGTTGTTAATCATAACGTGTACAAGCGGAAAGATAGTCTGCTTGTTTAAATCTACCTCAAAGATATCTCCTTCCGTTACGGTGTTAACCAGTGCATCAGCATTGAAGTGATTGTAGATTGCTTGTGTTATAGTGTAAAATCCTGTCATCTTCTCATTTGTCTTTCAAGTTGTCTTCTCTCAATTTCGTTTTTTTGCTTCTCGAAGGTGAGATAGGTGAGACATTTAGTAAGTCTAAGTTTGGTAATTTCATCGAACTTTGTAACGTCTCCTTTAGCGAGTCCATATATGCTTTGATACCATCCCCATCGTTTGGCAAATTGAGTTGTTTCACTAAAGTCGCTGATAGGCTCTTGTCCTTCTTCATCTGCTTCTCCAAATAGTTCAGGGTAGCCGTCAGTAACTCGCTTCCTAAATTGTAAAAAAAAACCGATGCTGCTATACAAACATCAAGTGGAGCAAACTGCATTAACTCTTGATGGTCTTTGCTTGGTGTGTATTCGTGGAGTTCGTACTTGTCTTTGATTCGTGTTTTGATAGGTCGGTACATAACCGCCATAGCTTTGTTGTAGCTATCCCATCCCTGTAAGTGATTCTCCAAGTCTACATATTCACCAAAAGAAATCTCCTCTAAATTTGGTATGAATCCAAACTCAATGCCACCAATCTTAAATGTCTGCTTAAACTCAGGCTTTGCTGAGAATAGATTTGTAAAATGTAGCACCATTTCATTGAGTGAGGTAAGTTTAATCTTAGCAACGTCAGCTAATTTAATGCCACAGAAAATCTCAATCATTTTTTGAGCAATAAACTCCTCATCGTTAGAACCTTTCTGCACGTTTAGAAAGTCCACATAGTGTTTAAGTGGGATTTCGTTTAGTGAGGTAGGTACTTTTACTTGGATTTCCATATTGTTATAAGTCTTTTAGTCGTTTTTGTATTCCTTAGCCAATACATAAGAGTAGGCTTGTGCTAACATTTGAGCGTGTTTACGCATTGAGAACACATCATCAAAAACAATATGTACTTTTCTACCAGTTCGTTTGTAGATATATTCCTCAACGATTGCCTTCATACGAGGCAACTCATCGGATTGCGTATTGTCCATAGTTTGAATTTAAGCCGAGATTCTCCATCTCGTGGTATCTAAGAGCATCTATAGCGTGGTCATTGCCTCCTGCAGGGTTATTTAGCCTTACTCCGTGTTTATCTACGTCCCAACAATAGCTTCTAAGCTCCTTGATTAGGTTTGTGCTTTGCTTGGTGACCAAATACTCCTGACGCTGCATTACATCAATGCCGTATTTAATCGAATCCTTGCCCTTTGTAACGCCTTTAATTGTCTTTCCGAACCTTCGTATCTCATCAATTGATTTAGGCTCTGAGGAATCAGCGTAGATAGTAACGCTTGACGGAAGTATCTTAGCGATGTCGGAGTTCAACATACCTGTTCGGTAAACAAGTTCGTTTACTATTCGTTTTCCGTTCCAATTATAAACCTCAATTGCAGAGGTAGGGTCATTCGTGTATCCAAAGTCAAGCCCTATGCCTATGAGTCGTGCGTCATCAGGTAGCTTGTCAATCTCTTTCCAATTGTCAAAGACCACACCTTCAAGCATACCCACCTCACCTAGACCATATACTCGCCACCAATTTGCCCAATAGTTAGACGTCGCTGCCTTGTCGCGGTTCTTTTCTATCTGACGGACTATAGACTCATCAAGCGCCTCGTTATCTTTGTATGTAAGGATAATGAAATCTGCGTCGGGTTCGTCTTTTAGTTCGGTGTGAACCCAAAATTCATTTGCAGGGTTGAAGTCAAGGTAAATCTCTTTCTTGGTACGGATGGAAAGCTCAAGGTAAGCGTCAAAGGTTACGTTGTTACACTCATTGATGTACAAGACATCCCTTCTCGCTCCTCTAAGTTTAGATGCGTTATCCGCAGAGAAGAACTCCATCGTGCTTCCGTTGGCAAATTCGTATCTAAGTAGGGTTGCATTGAATCTATCCTCAACAAACCTACCAGTCCAACGCATAATCTTGAGAAAGTCTTTGAGCGCACCTCTTCTCAAATGCGGAATGGTCTCAGCGACTACCGAAACCTCTAAGCCTTTTTCACGAGCGCACTTGTCTATCAGCACAGGCAAGATACCAAACGTCTTACCTGCGGATGTACCCCCTTGAATAATCTTAACTCTTTTCTCGAGTTCGTAGATTTTACGAATTGCCGTTGTTACCTGAAACATTAAAGTTGAATAGCGGTTGCTCTGTTACGATGGTGTTCTCAGTCTTCTCAGTTAGTCCGTTTAAACGTGCGGTTAAGTTGGCATTGTACTGCCCTACCAAGCCTCCGTTGATTTGGTCTTGACGGATTTCTCGCTTTATATGTGTAGAGATGGCGCAAAATTCATCGTATGCTCCTTGAGTATTTCTAATGTAGTGTTCGATTGTTAGGTCAAACTTATTGAAGCAGTAGACTTCGAAGCCTTCCATTGTGAGTGGACATTCGAGTGGCTCTGCTACCATATCACCAGTCCTTTGGTTTAGTGCGTATTTGTATCTTGGGTTTTCTTTTACCCATAGTTTGTAGCTTTTGAACATATCTAAGAGGTGTTCGGGGCTATCTATCTTTCTTGGTCTTCCTACTTTTGCCATTATTTATTTCGTGTTTTTATAGTGTTGTTCAACCTTTCTGAAGTGGTCTAAAAATTCGTCTTCGCTTATCTCTTCTAAACACATCAGTCCATCTGCATCGGTGAAGTATTCGATTAGATGGTGTCCGTCTTTTCGTATCCTCGCTGATATTTCGTGAGCATACTCAATCAGGTCTCTTCCGTAGTCTAAAAGATAGTATCTCATTTGTTGTATTCAGCGTAAACTTTCTGCATTTTAAATACCAGTTCTCTAAAGCAAGATGCGCAGCTTGTAGGCTCTTGACGTAGATTGAACACTCGGTTGTAAATTGCGATAAGTTTGGTTTGCTCGCTTGGTTTAAATGTGTCCTGAGTAAGTACGTTGGTTTCATTTAACCATTGGTATTCTTCTTCCGTTAGGCAGTTCGTGTTTCTGTAAGGAAATAACTCATTGAGCTTTTTCTTACGCTCTGTGCATCCGCAGTCCTCACCTGCTACAAACTCCACTAACTTTTTGATTCCTGTGGCTTCCGTGATTTGTTCGATTGTATCACCTAAACCTGTTGCTTTTCTTTTTGCCATAATTTATCTTTTAGTTACATACCACCATCGTGGCTCTATTATAGTATTCAAATCTTCAAACTCTTTATCTTCTTCTCCGCTCCAAACTATTCTTAATAACCTATACTTAGTTACTTCGTTTTCTACTACCTCAGTTACTTGACCTTCATAGTAGCAGTCTCCGTCTTCAACGTCTAAAATTATATCTCCAATCTGAAACATTATATTAATTCAAATTCTTCGTTTAAAAAATCGGTATAATCATCGCCTACCGATTGGCGGATTCTTTCTTTGCAGGATTTTATAGTCAGGAAAATAGACTTTAAACTGATACCAGTCTCATCTGATATTTGGCGCATTGGCTTTCGTTCGTCTTTATATATCCTAAATAGCTTTTGGTCGTACCAATCCCAACTACTAATCTCATTCTCTACTCTGTCGTAAATGTTCTCTAATGATTCGTGTTTAAGTAGCTCTAACTCCTCCTGTGCTAAATCCCTTACTACCTCTATAGATAAGTCATTAGATGCAGTTTTGTTGGCTTTATACGTTGTGTTTCGCAGTAGTATCCACATCAATGCTCTGTTAGGCTCTCCGTCTATTAGTATTTTTTCGTAGTAATTGTACTGATGTACTTTCAGGTACACATCTTGTACGATGTCTTCTGCGAACTCGTTATCACCAAATAAACGGACTATGTTAAGCCATTCCTTGTGATGCTTTGATAAGATAGTTAGTGCGTTCATTGGTTAAATTCTAAACAAATATAAGACTATATTTTAATCAAACAAGTTGCCTACAAAAAAAAGCCACCTGTTAAAGTGGCTCTAATCCGTTTAAATAAATCTCTCGGCTAACGTATTTGTCTAACTTGTGAAGTGTGCTTAGAGTGACGTCTTTTCCTTTTAGGAAGTTGTTTACTTGGAAGTGATGCATCTTTGCACCTGATAGCTTTATCTCCTCTACTATTTGATTCCGTGTTCGGGTAAGTAGAAGTTTGTTTATCTGCTTTCGTAAGTCTTCGTCGTTGATGTACATATCAGAAAGGTAGGTCGTCGTCAATACTATCTCCTATTGGTGCGCGTTCAACTGGTGCAACATACGGTTCGCTAAATGATGCTGAGAAGAAACTTCCGTTTTTACCTTGCTTTACCCACAAAGCTACTTCCATCTCTTTGCCGTTTACGTTTACCTTTCCTTTGTAGTCAGGTTGTTTCTCATTCGTCTTTTTGTCGTTCTTAAAGATTGCTCCTGTGTTTGTTTTGTTTTCCATTATAAATTATAGATTAAATTGATTACTAAGATAATTGCTATCGTGGCTATCAGTATCATTGTGCCTACTGCTGCCATGTATTCGTGTTCAGGTTTCATTTTACTAAGTTATAATTTTCCGAAGTGTCTAAGTATTTCTCCCAATCATCATTGGTATAGTTAAGCATTGATTCAAATTCGTCTTTTGGTAGCCTATTAGTTCGGTACTTTTCCACTCCTGACGCGTACTTTAATCGAATTGTGTAGCAGCTTCGCCAATGGTCTGACTTTACATTTAGTTCGTAGTTCATTCTTCCTCGTTTACTATTTCTAATCTACCATTGATTGAATAGCCAGTCAACCAAATCAGCTTTTCAAGGTGATAAATCAAGTCCTCAAGTTCCACATCCTCGTGGTCGAACTCGTAGCTAGCTTTGTGTCCGTAGTGTGTGATTTCTATTTTCATTGTTCTTGTTGTTTAAAGGTTTCGTTGTAGTATTGTTCCGAGTCAGTTATAAATGCTCTATTTTCATTATTAAACATTTCACCTGTTTCACAGCCATTAAAGTGTGCCTCAATAATCTGCTCCTTCTCCATTTCTTTGGCTTGATTTATTACATTACTAAGTTGACGACGTGTTAAAACTGTTTCTACATCTAATTGCTCTAGCAACCATTCTACTGCTGTTTTCATTGTTCTTGTTGTTATTTAGTTCGTGTTTTACTTACTTCTACTTGATGCATTTCTAATGCTTTTTCAAATGCAATTGTAAATTCTTTGAATGTTGCCTCTCTGTTAGACTCATTCCATTTGGCAAATAATTCTACTGCTGTTAATTCTGTTGTTTTCATTGTTCTTGTTGTTTAGTTAGTAGTGAGGGTGAGATT